ACTCTAGATACTTTTAAGTATGGAAATACTACTATTAATTCTGGAGAAACTATAGCATCATTGCTTGCATCAAATGCAACTGCTATTGGATCAGCAGTAACAATTACAAGTGGTGTTTATTTTATTAGAGGAACATTTGTTACTGTAAATGATCAAACATTAATTCTTGATCAATATAGTAACACACCTTCTTACAGAGTTGGATTAAATATTGCAGAATCATTAGAATTCGCATCATCAGTAAATCAAGATCTATTTGATAATGCAAGAGGATTTTCCAATTATGCTGCTCCTGGAGCAGATAGATTAAAAATTTCAACAAGACTAGATAAAAAAGTTTTAACAGATTTTGATGATATTAATTTTGTTGAAATTTTAAGAGTATCAAATGGTGTAGTAAAAAAAATACAAGATAGTAATACTTATTCCTTAATAAAAGAATACATTGCGGGAAGAACATATGATGAATCTGGAGATTATTCGTTAATACCATTTAATGTTGAAGTTAAAAATTCATTGAATGATAGAATTTCATCCAATGGTGTTTATTTTGATAACCAAAGAACAGATCAAAATAATGTTCCTAGTGAAAATTTATTATCCGTACAAATTTCTCCAGGAAAAGCTTATGTAAGAGGATTTGATATTGAAAAACCTGAAACTACAATTTTAGATGTTGAAAAACCTAGAGATACTAAAGAGATAACATCGTCTTCTGTTCCTTTTGAAATGGGGAACTTATTGCAAATTAATAATGTTTCTGGAACTCCAGTAATAGGAATTGATAACAACCATACAATTAGTTTAAGGGATCAAAGAAAAAATTCCAATACCTCTGCAAATGGCACCGAAATCGGAAAAGCAAGAGTTTATTCTTTTAACTTAAATAACTCGGCATATTCCAATAATGCATCAAAATGGGACTTATATCTTTTTGATATACAAACGTATAGTGTTTTGACATTAAATGCATCTTTAGACTCAACTCAATGTCCAGCCTCTTCTTACATTGAAGGTTTAAATAGTGGTGCTTCTGGATACGTAGTCACAAGTCCAACGAGTCAAAATGTAACTTTAACTCAAACTTCTGGAACTTTTAGTCCAGGAGAACAAATTTTAATAAATGGATCAACCAGTCTCTCTAGATCTATAAATTCAGTAAAATCATATACTGTAAATGATATAAAATCAGTATATCAAGATTCAAGTTCTATTGGATTATCAACAGATTTTGCCGCTGATACATTTTTAAGATCTTCAACTCTTCAAAATTTCAATTCTTCTGATACATTAACAATTCAAAGTTCTGGTATTGCCTCTTGTGCAGGAAGAACATTTACTGGAATTTCTACAAACACAATTATTAGATATCAACGAGCAGGTTTTACAACAGAAACTTTTAACAGAATATCATCAGTTTCTTCTGATGGATTGACTGTTACTCTTTCGGGTGTTTCTACAGTTCTTGGAGTTTGTGATGGTGGAATTCCAAATTCTCAAACTTCTGCTACCTTTTCTGCTGGAGTTCCAACAATTCAAAATGAAGAAAATGCATTTCTTTATGCAAAATTAAATAATAAAAATATTTCAAGTGTAAATCTCACTAATTCTGAATTAAGAATAAATCGTCAAGCGACTGGAAAATCTACAAATATTGTTGGCACTTTATCTTTAAGTTTATCTGATGTTGGAATTACAAGTGCATATTTTGATAGTTTTGATGTAGAAAGATATACTGTTTTTTATGATGATGGTACAATAGATAATTTAACATCCGATAAATTTGCATTGGATGGATCTTCTACTTCAGTCACTTTAACCGGATTATCTACTAGTAAAAATAATATAGTTGTAAATGCATCTTTAAGAAAAAATAATATTACAAATAAACAAAAATTATATGTAAGAAGTCAAAAAATTGCAATAAGCAAAACTTCAAGTGGTGTATCTACGTCGGTTTCTGGATTAACAACAAGTAATTTTTATGGATTAAGAGTTGAGGATAAAGAAATTTCATTAAATGTTCCGGATGTAGTTAAGGTTCTTTCAGTATATGAATCTGTTAATAATTCAAGTCCATCTCTTGACGCATTAAACTTTCAGACTGGACTGGGATTAGATGTTAACTCAATATTAGGTGAGCAAATAATAGGACAAACTAGTGGTGCTGTTGGACAGGTAGTAACAAGATCTTCATCAACAAAAGTGGAATTTGTTTATTTAAATTCCAATAAGTTTGTGAATGGAGAAACAGTTGTTTTCGAAGAATCAAATATTTCTGCATCTATACAAAGCATTGATGTTGGATTATACATTGATAGAACACAAGAATATATTCTCGATAAAGGGCAAAAAGAACAATATTATGATTATTCTAAAATAACTAGAAAAAATTCTTCCACTTTACCAACAAAACAATTATTAATCATTTACGATTATTATGAGGTTCCATCTAGTGATAAAGGTGATGTTTACACGGTAAATTCTTATTCTTCGGAAAGATATGAGAAAGATCTACCCACATTAAAAGGTAATATTAAAGCAAGTGATATTTTAGATTTTAGACCAAGAGTTGCTCCATTTGTTAGTACAACATCATCTCCATTTGATTTTTCAAGTAGGACTTTTGCTTCATCTGGTAATAATTCAACATTAGTAGTAGCGCCAAATGAAAGTTCCATTCTTGGATATTTTTATTACTTACCAAGAATCGATAAAATTGTTTTAAATAAAAATGGTCAATTATCTTTACTAAAAGGAATATCTGCACAAAATCCAAAAGAACCTACGTCTATTGACGATTCTATGGATATTGCGGTAATTAATCTTCCTGCTTATTTGTATAATTCTGATGATGCAGTAGTTACATTATCAAATAATAAGAGATATACAATGAAAGATATTCAATCTCTAGAAAAGAGGATTGAAAATCTAGAATTAACTTCTTCATTAAGTCTACTTGAACTTAAAACAGAATCTTTACAAATTTTAGATTCTGATGGTGTTAATAAGTTTAAAACTGGATTTTTTGTCGATAACTTCAAAACTAATAATTTTATTGATATTGAAAATTCTGATGCTAAATGTGTAATTGACAAAAATTCTGAAGAAATGATATCTGATATATCTTCATATTCATTAAAGTCGGAAATAAGTCTTGCATCAAATCTTAACTCAAATACATCCGACTTTTCAGAAAACTTAAATTTATTAGACTCTAATGTTAAAAAAACTGGTGATCTTATAACTCTAAATTATACTGAAACTGAAGCTGGAATAGGACAAACTTATGCTACGGCAGAACAAAACATCAATCCAGCTGGATTAAGTAATTATAATGGTTATGTTAAACTTACACCTTCTTCAGATACGTGGGTAAGATCAATTAATTCGGAAAATGGACTTATAATTAGATCACAAGGAGAATGGAATAATTCTTATGTTGATAATCTAATTTTAAGTACTAACCCATCCACAAAATTTAAGTCTAAAAATATTCAATTCCATGCTACTGGATTAACTCCAAATACACAATATTATTCATTCTTTGATGGCAACTCAAATATTGATATTATTCCAAAGTTATTACAAATATCAATGAATTCTGGATCATCATCTTTCCAGACTGGCGAAATTGTTGATGGATATTTTAATGGTGTAAAAGTTGCGTGTTTTAGACTTGCAACATCAAATCATAAAAAAGGTGTATATAACTCTTCAAACCCAACTATTACTTACTCACAAAATCCATACAACACCACAACTACACTACCAAATTATACAACATCAACAACTGTTTTAAATATTGATACTTTTTCATTATCAGATGACGCAAAAGGAGAATTTTTTGGATACTTGCCACAGGGGGCAGTTTTAATTGGTAAAACATCAGGAGCTGAAGCAACCGTTTCCGCTCAATCTTTAATTACTGATAATATTGGAGATTTAATCGGTTGTTTCTTTATAAGAAATCCTTTACAAAACCCAACTCCAACTTCTACGTTTGCAACTGGATCAAAAACCTTTAGATTATCTTCAAGTTCTTCAAATTCTTCTGCAGCAAATGTATCATTCACACAAAATACATTTTATGCAACGGGAATCATTAATTCTCAAACATACACTCAAAGTGTATCCTTGAGAAGAACTTCACCAGCATTACCATTAAACGCTTTGAGATCAGATCCATTGTCCCAAACATTTAGAACAGATAATGATGGATTTTTCTTATCTTCCGTTGACTTATACTTTGCTGGTAAAGATAGCACAGAAAAAGTATTTGTCGAAATTAGAGAAACTGATATTGGGGGATCGCCAAAGACAAATATAATTCAAGACTACGCTAGAACTGAATTATATCCATCGGGAATAACGACTTCAAGCACTGGACAAGTTGCAACTAATGTTAAGTTCCCGTCGCCAATTTATCTAGAACCAAATAAACAGTATGCAATTTCTATAACTTGCCCATCATCGAGTAGTTATAAAGTTTGGACAGCACAAACAAATCAACCAACAGTCGCCACCCAAATTCTACCAAATGCTCAACAAGTAATTTATTCTAACAATTATATTGGTGGTAATTTATATAAACCACAAAATGGATCTGTTTGGAACTCATCAGCATCTGAGGATTTAACATTTAAACTTTATAAATGCAACTTTACATCAACTAATGGAACTGTTTATTTCCACAATCCAAATGTATCTGTTGGAAGCACAACTTATGTTGATGATAATAATGTACCAACTTTAATTGAAAATCCAATTAAAACATTACCAAGAAAATTAACAGTAGGAATAACATCTTCATTAGTTTCTGTAGTTGGTCCAATCTTTACTTCAGGAAGAAAAATACTTGAAGGGAATGCCTATGGTTATATTGAAAAGACAGGTGGAAATATTGTCGCAATTACAACTTCAAATGTTGGAACTGGATATTCAAATGGAACATTTACAAATGTAGCATTTTATAATATAACTGGTAATGGTAGTGGAGCGGTCGGTATCGTAACTATTTCTTCTGGGCAGGTATCTTCTGTATTAATTACAACTGGTGGAGTTGGATACGCTGAAGGAGACATATTAGGTATTACTACCAGTTCCGTTGTTAGAGGATCTGGAGCAAAATTAACTGTAGGTAATCTGCAAAGTATTGATACACTATATCTAACTAATGTTCAAGGTGAAGAGTTGTCTCTTTCGCAACCATTATCATACTTTGATGGGACAAATAATATTTCAATGGCATCTACGGTTGTTACAAGAGCATCATCTGTTCCAAGTAACTTATATACTGGTAATGTTTTTGAGGTAACTCAATACAACCATGGAATGCAAGCAAACAACAATCAAGTTGTAATTAACAATGTAAGTCCAACGACTTCTCCAGAGGCAATAACAGCGAGTATAACATCTAATTCATTAACAATTTCAATTGCAAGCACTGCTAACTTTACAACTTTTGAAGGACAAGCAGTAAGTGGATCAAATCCAGGATATTTAATTATTAATAATGAAATTATTACTTATACTTCTGTTGGATCGCAATCACTAACCATTAGTCAGAGAGGAAGATTTGAATCTCCAATCAAAACTCATGCCGTAGGTAGTTTACTTTACAAGTATGAATTTAATGGCGTTTCACTAGCAAGAATTAATCGTAAGCATACACTACCTTCTAATTCTCAATTAATGTCAGTCAGAGACATTGATAAGTATCATATTGAATTTGATAGGACTAGTTTTACTAATAGATCTTCTGGGGACGATCAATTAAGTTTTGCAGATGAAAGAAATCTTGGAGGATCCAATGTCAAAGCATCACAAAATATACAATTTACATCAATTATACCTTATTTTAATGTTGTAACACCACAAAGCACAAGTGTATCTTCATTATTAAGAACGATATCCGGAACAAGTGCAAATGGAACAGAGTCCTCTTTTGTTGATCAAGCATATGCACCGGTAATATTAAATGATTTAAATGAGTTTGATACCCCAAGATTGGTAGCATCTAGAATAAATGAAACTAACTTATTATCATCTAGCTCTTTCACCAATCAAAAATCATTAACATTGGCAATGAGTTTAAATACAAAAAATCAAAACTTATCTCCAGTCATTGACGTTTCAGAGGCAGCAACATTTATTTTTAATAGAAATAGAATTAATAAACCAGTAAAGGATTATATTTCTGATTCTAGATCAAATGTTTTGATTGGAGATCCACATTCAAGTATTTACATTTCAAAGAGAATTAATCTTAAACAACCTGCAACTTCACTAAAAGTATTTTTAAATGCATATCGTCATGCTTCGAATGATTTTAGAGTTTTATATCGTTTGTTTAAATCAGATTCAAGTGAGATAACTCAATCATATCAACTGTTCCCTGGTTATAATAATTTAATTGATTTAGATGGTAATGGTGTTAAAGAATCTGTAATTGATGTCGCATTGAATGATGGACTACCAGATACCTTTATAAGATCAAGTAATGGAAATGAGTTTTTAGAGTATCAATTTACTGCTAATAACCTTGAAGAATTTAGTGGATTTATTATTAAAATTGTAATGAATGGGACAAACGAAGCATATGCACCAAGATTTAAAGATTTGAGAGCAATAGCACTAGCATGATACCAATAGAAGGATATTCGCATCTTTTTCGTGATGAAAATTCTGGCGCAATTGTTAATTGTAATACAGCAGAATACGAACATTATCTTAAAATTAAAAAATTAAAGACAACTCAAAAGGAGGATATTGAAAATTTAAAGTCAGAAGTTTCAGAAATCAAAAGTTTACTAATGGAGTTGATAAATGAATCCAGAAGAAATAACACTTGAAAATGTGAATAAGTTATTTGAGTATGAAAAGCATTCAAGAACCATCGATTCTTTAGATTATGATGATCTAAAAAAGTTTGCAAAACTTTATTGTAAGTTATATTTGAAGCAACAGGAAGTTATCACTTCCCTTTCATCTATGGGATTATTGTGAGTATAAATATATTTTAGATCCTGAACTCAAAAGATGGCAGTTTTATATATTCGTGCAATCTGTAAGGAGTTATTATAATGGCAGACATAAAAGTACGTGTTGGTCAACAAAACTCTGTAAAGGTTTTATCTTCCATTTCAGGAAGTAGTTCTGGCACTCTTGCTGGTCTTAGTGATATAAACGTTAGTGGTGGATTATCTAATGGTATGGTTCTAGTTTACAACAGCGCAACTAGTAAGTGGGATGCGACTTTAGACCTAACTCCAGGAGCAACACAGAATCTAGACATTAACGGAGGTAGCTTTTAATGGCAAGCATTATTAGGGTCAAGAGATCTACGGGCACAACTGCCCCAGCCACCCTGAATTACGGTGAACTTGCTCTAACAGTTGGAAATGGAACACAGGCAAATAAGGGAGATAGGTTATTTGTTGGAAATTCTTCAGGAAATCCAATCGATGTTGGTGGTAAATATTATACTGACTTATTAGATCACGTTCATGGAACTTTAACGGCATCATCTGCTGCTATTGTTGACTCTAGTTCTAAAATTGATCGTTGGAACGTAGATAATTTAAGATTAGATGGTAATACTTTATCATCAACTGATACTGATGGAAATATCACTATTACTCCAAATGGTACTGGTAGGGTTCAGTTTCTTGATGATGATGAGTTACAATTTGGTGATAGTGATGATATAAGACTATCTTATGATACTACAAAAGATGCTCTTTTCTTTGAAAGAGGTGGAACAGGGAATACTGCAGATATTAGAATTGCAGATGATATTCATTTTCAATTTGGTACAGATAATGATGCTAGAATTTATTATGATGAAGCTTCTACTGATAAACTTCAGATAGAAGGATCGGATTGGAATTTTGCTAATGGTGTTGCTATCACCATTTCAGACACCACCCAATCCACCGATAAGGACACTGGCGCTCTTGTTGTAGAGGGTGGTGTCGGTATTGAGAAAAACCTGTTTGTCGGCGGTACAATTGCCGTTACAGGCATAACTACGATCACCGATACGACAGATTCAACAAGTACAACAACTGGCGCTTTAGTTGTTGCTGGTGGTGTTGGAATAGGTAAAACTGTCCACATTGGTGGTGATTTAAATGTAAATGGTGGAGATTTAAGAAGCACTTCTTCAACATTTAATTTAATTAATGAACCTGGAAATGCAACTGTCAACGCTTTTGGTGAAGCGAGCACAATAGGTATTGGTTCAACTACAGCAACATTAACTTTAAGACCAAACACTGTAGTTGGTGTTAATGCTACTCAAAATCTTTATGATACTGTAGCTACTACATTAAACTTTGGACGTGCTGCAACTACATTCAATATTGGCGCAAATAGTGGAACTTTAACTATTGGAAATCCAACAGTTGTAGGAACACAATCAACTCAAAATCTTTATAATTCTACAGCAACAACAGTTAATGCATTTGGTGCAGCCACTTCTTTAAACATTGGTGCGAATACTGGATCATTAACGATTGGTAACCCACAAGTTGTGGGTACTCAAGCGACCCAAAAACTTTATGATACCGTCGCAACAACTGTAACATCTTTTGGTGAAGCAACTTCAATTGGAATTGGTTCAACTGCAGCAACATTAACTTTAAGACCAAACATTGTAGTTGGTGTTAATGCTACTCAAAATCTCTATAACACTGTAGCAACAACAGTTAATGCATTTGGTGCAGCCACCTCTTTAAACATTGGTGCAAATAGTGGAACTTTAACTATTGGAAATCCAACAATAGTTGGAACTCAAGCGACTCAAACATTATTTAATACAACAGCAACAAAAGTAGACGCTTTTGGCGCTGCTACTAATATTGTTTTAGGTGCAACAACTGGTGTTGCAACTATTAGAAATGCTACTGTTGACTTGGATGGCGATTTAAATATTGATGGTGGCGATCTTACATCCAATTTAACTTCATTTAACTTATTAAATTCAAATGTTAATGAAGCGAATGTTCTTCAGTCAGCTACAAGTATTGTAATTGGTAATACCACTGGTATTACTACAATTAGAAATGATCGCGTTAGACTTACATCAACACAAGATTCTTCTTCAACTTCAACTGGTGCATTAGTAGTAGATGGTGGAGTTGGCATTGCTAAAACTCTTAATGTTGGTGGGTCATTAAACGTATCTGGACCAGCTGCATTTACTTCCGGTAATGTTACGATTACCAATAACTTAACCGTTAATGGAAACACAGCACTAGGAAATGCTGCCACTGACACGACTACCATTACTGGATCTTTAATACATAATGGTTTCCTCACTAACACTGGGGGAGTAACCATTGATAACATTGGAATTAGTTCCAATGTTATTTCTACACGTTCTGGTGGTGGTAATACACTATTCATCGATCCATTCCCCGATGGATTAAGTAATGAAGGAACAGTTGTAATTAAAGGTGATCTTCAAGTTGATGGAACGACAACCACTGTCAATTCTAATAATGTATCAGTCAATGAGGCAATTCTAAATCTTGGCGATGTTACAAGTGTTCGAACTGTTACTGAAGCAGTTGCAAGTGGTGTAAGCACCATTAGACTAGACTCTATAACAGGAATTAATACCGGAGATACTGTTCAAGGAAGTAGTGCATTACCAAACAGTGGTATTGCTACTGTTAGTTCTTATGATTCAGTTAATAAGATTATTACGGTTCAAGGAACCACAAGTGCTGGTATTGCAATAACAACCCAACTTACCATCACTCATGCATTTGATACCAATACAGATCGTGGTATTTCTTTTGATTATAATACAAGTTCAGGTACATCAAATAATAAAGTTGGATTCTTTGGTTACCGTGATACAACTAGTGCAAATAGTGCTGCTCCAGCACGTGCCTGGACATTTATTCCTGATGCAACAATTACCAATAACGTTGTAACTGGAACAAGAGGTAATCTTGATATTAAAGGAATTTATTATCAAACCGGTGATTTCAATACTCATGGTGTTGTTTTCTTTGATTCGGATGGTCTACAGACATCCACAAATAATCCAAACACAGCATCAGATACTTTAACTTCAACTCAAATTTTAACAGCGGTTACTGAAATAACCTTAACTGTTACATCCACTTCGGTTACCGCAGGGGATCAAGTGACTCAAGTTAATAATTCTAGTGCTTATGGTGTTGTAAAAACTACTAGTTCTGGAACTACCATAACTTTAATTGGTGTTCAAGGAACTTTTGATACGACCAATGATCTAAAGGTAAATGGAACTAATATTTCCATAGTTCCATCTGCAGTAAATACTGTATATACAAATAAACCAATGTGGACTGATACTTTAGATGGAGGTACGTTCTAAAATTTATGAATAGTGAAGTTGACGTTAATGTACTAGTGAGCATATATAATCAAAAAATATCTGCTTTGACTAATCAAAATATTCTATTAGAAGCAAAACTACAAACTTTGCAAAAAGATTATGAGGAAGAAAAAAATTCTTTATTAATGAAGATTATTGAATTGGGAAAAGATTCGCAACCAAAATCTAGAAAAAAATCAGAAGATTATCAATCATCGGGAGTTGAATAATGGCTAAACCAAGCACCAGACAAGGATTGATTGATTATTGTTTACGTAAACTTGGTGCGCCAATTTTAGAAATAAACGTTGATGATGATCAAATTGATGATTTAGTGGATGACGCCCTTCAATATTTCCAAGAGCGTCATTTTGATGGCGTAGAAAGAATGTTTTTAAAATATAAATTAACAGAAAATGATATTAACAGAGGAACTTCAGATCCACCAACAGGTGTAGGAATCGTTACAACAACAGCAACATCGACAACAGGAACATCATTTTCTTTTTATGAAAATGCTAATTATATACAAGTTCCAGATTCTGTTATAGGAATTGAAAGAGTTTTTAAATTTGACACTAGTGATATTTCTGGAGGAATGTTCAGTATCAAATATCAGTTATTTTTAAATGATCTTTATTATTTTAATTCGGTAGAACTTTTACAATATGCGATGGTTAAATCATATCTTGAAGATATTGATTTTTTACTCAAAACGGATAAGCAAATAAGATTTAATAAGAGACAAAATAGATTATATTTGGATATTGATTGGAATGCTAAAAAGAAAGATACTTATTTAGTCATAGATTGTTATCGTATATTAAATCCAAATGAGTTTACAAATGTGTATAATGATAGTTTTCTTAAAAGATATTTGACCGCATTAATTAAAAAACAATGGGGACAAAATTTAATTAAGTTTAGAGGAGTTAAACTTCCTGGCGGAATTGAACTTAATGGAAGAGAAATATATGAAGATGCTGAAAGAGAATTAGAACAATTAAAACAAACAATGATGCTAGAGCATGAACTTCCCCCATATGATTTAATAGGATAATGGCACTCAATCCCTTTTTTTTACAAGGATCATCATCTGAACAAAGACTTGTTCAGCAGTTGATTAATGAGCAATTAAAAATATACGGTATTGATGTAACATATATTCCCAGAAAATTTGTTAGGAAAGATAATATTTTTCAAGAAATACAATCATCAAAATTTGATGATAATTTCACGATAGAAGCATACGTAAACACTTATGAGGGATATTCTGGTGCTGGCGACTTAATGACAAAATTTGGAGTATCCATTAAAGATGAATTGGTAGTAACAATATCAAAAGAGCGGTTTGAAGATTTCATATCTCCATTTTTAGAGGGAATGGATGACGATGAGATAGTTTTATCAACTAGACCAAGAGAAGGAGATTTGGTATATTTTCCTCTTGGACAAAGAATTTTCGAAGTAAAATTTGTAGAGCATGAGCAACCATTTTATCAATTAGGAAAAACATATGTATATGAATTAAAATGTGAGCTCTTTGAATATGAAGATGAGGTTGTTGATACATCTGTTGAAGAAATTGATACTCAACTTGAAGAAGAAGGATTTATTACCACGCTTAAACTAATTGGAGTTGGAGCAACAGCATCAGTTTCTCCCGTTATTAATACTGGATATATTAGGAATATTTTCTTAAACAATGATGGAAGTGGATATACTTCTACACCAACAGTATCGATTTCAACAGCGCCATCTGGAGGAACGGATGCAACTGCTGTAGCAATTACAACAAACAAAGCTGGCATTTATTCAATCAAAGAAATTTTATTGATAAACGCAGGTGCTGGATATACGGTTCCACCAATCATAACAATAACTGGTGGTGGCGGTGTAGGAGCGTCTGCAACATGTGGCATTGAAACAGTAAGAAAAGGCGTTACATTTTATAGTATAGATAATGCTGGTCAAGGATACGCGGTAGCTCCAACAATTACGTTTACAAAACCAAAACACGTTGGAGCAGCAGCTACAGCAATAATCGATTCTCCAATTGGTGCTGGAGTAAGTGTCTTATCTGCAGTTGTTAGTATTGGAGCATCAAACTATCTGTTCCCAGGTGGGACAACTGGAGGGGTATACTACAAATCTATACCAACAGTTACATTTAGTTTGCCTACAGGAACTGGAGAGTCAGCTGCCGCAACAGCAGTAATGGGAGATTATGCATCCACTGGCGGAACAGTGTCTTCTGTTGTAATTACTCCAGGATCTGAAGGAAAATATTATGGAGCAGCTCCAAGCATCAGTATAAGTCATCCTGGGTTTAGTTATGCGGCAGCAACGATTGATAATGGCGGTGGTATAGATGGATCATCTATAGATCCAGCATCGATTGCCTTTAGCACAACTGGTAGAGCATACAAAACTGCTCCAACCGTTGCAATTAGTACTGGTGGTGCGTTTGGAACATCTGCACCAACAATCGTTGCTGTAGGAATCGCAACTATTCATCCCATTACTGGAATTGTTACTGCTGTTGGATTTGATCAATCATTACCATGGTGTGTTGGAACAGGTGCAACTGTTGGATCTGGTTACACTACTGCACCACAAATTACATTTAGTGGAGCAACAGCAGCTAAATCTGCAACTGCAACTGCAACAGTTTCTATAGCAGGAACAATATCACAAATTACAATGACTGACTTTGGATATGGATATGCTGATGGAACAACTGCAACGGTTACAATTTCTGGATCATCGGGCGCAGGGGAATCGTTTAGAGCGACGGGTATCGCAACAATGAGATTTTCTTCAGTAAAAACAGAAGGAACTTTAGCGATTGGATCTACAACTATTACTGGTATTAATACATCTAATATTATTGTTGGAGATAGAGTTAGACTTGCAATTGGTCATAGTGATTCGTATAATTTCATTCCAACAGACACTTATGTGGCAGGAATAGGATTTGGTCAACTTAACATATCAAATATTCCAACAAATGTAGGAATTGCAACTTCAACATTTGAATTTGGAATAGATCAATGTGGTATAGTAACAGGTATTATTGTTACTTTTGGTGGTGGTGGATATTTATCACCACCAACAATTACAATTACTAATAATCCATCAGAAAAAAATTATATCGATCTTGTTTCAGGAATAACAACCGCTCTAGGTAGAACTGGAGTTAATACATCTGGAAGCGTGAACATAGTTTACATAACTGATCCTGGAGAAGGATATGTTTTACTACCAGATGTTAGTGTATCAAGTCCGCCAATTATTACCGGAATTGGAACATTCGAATTTAATGAGGTAGTAACTGGATCTACCACTGGAACTATCGGTAGAGTTAAAGATTGGGATTCCACATCAAATACTTTAAAAGTTTCTATTGTTAATGGTTCCTTTGCAAATGGTGAGGTTATTGTAGGATCTTCCTCTTCAGCGACATATTCTGTAAAATCATACGATGGCACTGATCCATATGATAAATATAGTCAAAATGATGAAATTGAAGAAGAAGCGGACCTTATTCTTGATTTTTCACAATCAAATCCATTTGGCAATTACTAATGTTAGGAACTTATTTTTATCACGAAATTATAAGAAAAACAGTGGTTTCTTTCGGAACACTGTTTAATCAAATTTATATAAAACATAAAAATGATTCCGATCAAACGATCAGTGAGATAAGAGTTCCATTAGCATATGGTCCAAGACAAAAGTTTTTAGCAAGAATTGAACAGCAATCAGAATTGAATAAACCAATTCAAATAACTCTTCCAAGAATGTCGTTTGAAATGAACAGTATTCAATATGATGCATCTAGAAAAACTACAGTAACACAAACGTTTAAAGCAGTTGATAATCAAAACAGGGCTAAAAAAGTTTTTATGCCTGTTCCTTATAATTTAGGGTTTGAATTAAATATTCTATCAAAACTAAATGATGATGCTTTACAAATTATAGAACAAATTTTACCATTTTTTCAACCAGCATTCAATATTACTGTTGATTTAGTTGATTCTATTGGAGAAAAAAGAGATTTAGCTGTTGTATTAGACTCTATTTCCTTTCAAGATGATTATGAGGGAGATTTTTCAACAAGAAGGGCTTTGATTTATACTTTACAATTTTCTGTTAAAACATATCTATTTGGACCTATTGCAGATAGTACAGATGGATTAATTAAAAAGGTTCAAGTTGATTATTATGCAGATACAAATATACAAACTGCAAAGAGACAAGTAAGATATGTTGCTACACCAGTAGCTAAAAAAGATTATAATAATGATAATACCACATCTTTAAATGAAGATTTAACCACATCAGAAACTCTAGTTGGTTTGTCATCAATATCAAGTTTAGAAGTTGGAAATAGAATCATTATTGATAGTGAGATCATGAAGATTAAATCTATTTCTGGAACAAATATTATTGTTACCAGAGGATATAACGACACCATTCCAACATCTCACCTGAAAGGAGCGTCTATTGATGTTTTAAGTCAAGCAGACAATGTTGCAATCGTCCCTGGAGATGATTTTGGATTCAGCGAGGAGAATTACTTCTTCGAAGATGGTGGAGATTTTAGTCCAACAAGAAAAATTGATTTGTGATCTAAATGACAGAAAAATTTGATGCGATTAGTAAGTCTCTGAACACAGAGACAAACATTGTAAATGTTGAGCACGAATCTGAAATTGTTTCTGACATTCAACATTCAGATTCTCAAGACATACAAAAAGATTATCAATATACAAGAGCAAACTTGTATTCACTAATTGAAAAGGGACAAGAAGCTTTAAACGGGATTATGGAACTTGCTGCCGAAAGTGACAGTCCAAGGGCATATGAAGTTGCTGGTCAAATTATAAAAAGTGTTGGTGATACTACAGATAAACTTCTTGATTTACAAAAGAAATTGAAGGAAATGGAAGAGAACAATACTAAACAAACAACTAATAATGTAACCAATAATGCTTTGTTTGTTGGATCTACAGCAGAGTTGTCCAAATTACTCAAACAGGGATTCCTAAATAATAAAGAGTAGTTTTATATTTTAATGAGTTGGTCTGACAAATATAAAAGATCAATTGATTGTGATAATCCTCAAGGATTTTCACAGAAGGCTCATTGTGCTGCTCGCAAAAAAAGATCAAGAGGAGAAAAAACTCAGTCAAGTTCTCCATTCAATGAAATGAATCAATTAAAGTCCCATAAAACTGTTGAGCAAATTGCTAAAAAACATCGTCTTGAAGTTTCTTTTATTCAGAAACAACTTGATATGGGTGAACCAATTGAGCATGAGCACACTAAAGACCATGAACTGGCAAAAGATATTGCTTTGCAGCATCTAGATGAAATTCCAGATTATTACACTCGCTTGAAAAAAATGGAAGCAGATGCTAAAAAGCATCATAAAAAGTTCAAAGATGTAAAAGAAGAAACCAAATCCGGAGATGAAGGACTTCGTGATTGGTTTGGAAAATCTAAATCATCTGATGGAAAAGCAGGATGGGTTCAATTGGGTGGTAAATGGGCAGGTAAACCTTGTGCTCGTCAACCTGGGCAAACTTCTACACCTAAATGTGGAAGTTCTAAAATGAAAAGAGAACTCTCAAGAGATGAAGAAGAAGCAGCAAGAAGAAGAAAAAATCGTTTAGATCCTAATCAACCAGAAAAGACTGGTGGAGCAAAACCAACAAACGTAAGAACTGAAGAGATGGATTTACAAGAAGTAAAAGACAAACCTGGAAAAGGTAGTGGTAAAAAAGACGCTTGCTATCATAAGGTAAAGTCAAGATATAGTGTTTGGCCAAGTGCATATGCATCGGGAGCATTGGTTAAGTGCCGTAAAGTTGGTGCTGATAATTGGGGAACAAAAACAGAAGAAGCAAATATGATTCGCTATTGTCCAAAATGCCAAAAAGAAGAAGCAAGAAATGAGTGTAAATATGGTCCAAGTTATTGGGATATGTATTCAGTTCCCGTTGCTTTGAAATCAAATTCATATGATCCAAACAGACCTCATCCAGCAAATGAGGAAAAAGATCACGAGTATTCAATGGCTCGTTCAGAACTTTCCACAATTATTTCTGCAGCAAAAAGACTGAAGAAAAAAATGAAAGGTGAGGGTAATATTGAAGCATGGGTTCAATCAAAAATTACAAAAGCTGCTGATTACATTGATACTGCAGCAGATTATCTAGAAAGTGGAGAACATAAAGTTGATGAATCGATTGTTGTTCAGGATGCAAAAGGAAATGATTATGTAGAATTTATTGATATTATTAAACCAGAACCACTAAAAGCAAGTAAAGGGATTGGAAGTGAATTATTAGGTGAGGCAGGTAAAAAATGTTGGCCAGGATATAAAAAGGCAGGCACCCAAAAACTTTTTGGAAAAACTTATAATCGTTGCGTAAAAGAAAGTTTTTCAAACTGGAGAGAAGAACTAGGAATATCAGAATTATTGGAAGATTGGCAGAAAGTCAATCGTCAAGATAAGACTGATGGATTGAGTCAGAAAGCAGTTAATGCATATCGTAGAGAGAATCCAGGTTCAAAACTTCAGACGGCAGTAACTGAAAAGAAACCAAAAGGTAAAAGAGCAAAACGCCGTGCTAACTTCTGCCGTCGTATGAAAGGTATGAAGTCAAAACTTACTTC